CTTACATTGCGGAAATGGCGGTTGAGCCCGTGGTTGTCCACGACTTTACCCGTCAGCCCGGTCAAACCGTTCAGTTAGACCGCTACAAGTTCTGGGGTACCCCTGGTACTAAGGACAGCCGTGAGCGTATTGCTGACCAGACCATTGGTACTGCCAACAGCCGCAACATCACCAAGGAGAAGGTGCTTGTTGTGCTGAAGGAATACACCGGTCCTGCCGACCCGGGCGATCCGACCCAGCCGAGCACCTTCAAGATTGCTCGTGAAACCCTGGTTACCGCCCAGCGCCTGCTGCTGGATACCGGCAACCTGAACATGTTCCACCAGAGCATCGGTTCTCTGACTCTGCTCGACGACTATCGCCGGTGGCGTGACCGCGTCTTCATTGACGAACTCGCCAAAGCCGAAGCCAACGGTGCCGTGTCTGACACCCAAGGTGGTTATTACTTCCCCGGTGGCAAGACTAAGGATTCGTCCGGTCGTATCACCTACACCGCTGCTGAAGTGACCGCTAAGGATCAGCAGTTCTCTGTGGCTACTGACCTTCTGACCGTGGTCAAGCAGCTGCGTAAGCGTAACGTGCCGACCTTCGCTGATGGTCTGTATCGTTGCGTGTGCGATCCCACCTTCATGATGCACCTGCGTCGTGATGCCGACTTCCGTGAGATTGCTCGTTACGCTGGCAACCCTGGTCAAGGCATGTACATGGGCAACCCCATGATGCCTAACAACGCCAGCTTCTACATGGGTCCCCAAGCTGGTCAGGCCTACTTCCTGGCTGGTGAACCCGTGATGCCCACTGGTGTTCAGTTTGAAGGTGTGAAGTTCTTCGAGTCGACCAACTTCCCGACCAAGAACGTCACTTCTTCCTTCGCTGGTACCGGCGGCACCTACAGCAGCCGCGAAGTGGCCCAAGGCTACTTCTTCGGTCCTCAGTCCATCGGTGTTGGCATCGGCGGCCCGAACGCCCAGGTGCTCATCAACAACAACGATGACTTCAGCCGTTTCATCATCCTGATCTGGCAACTGTACGCTGGTTTCGAAATCCTGAACAAGGACTTTGTGACCAACGCTTTCAGCTTCGTTGCCGATTCCTGATTCGGAAGTTAATCAAATAAACAGAACACATCTGGAGAGATAAATGACCTATTTGTCCGCTAAAAAAATCTACCCGGGTAACTGGGCAGAGCCTCTGAACGGCTGGTACAAAAACATTGATTTTGACTATGCCGGTGTAAATGATGGTTCCAAGGGTGGTCCCACTTCGGTGTTGGCCATCCCTGGCTACCGCTACTTCCAGCAGCGTGGCTACGTTGCTGTTACCGCTACCTCTGGCGCTGGTGCCGTTGCCTCTGGCAGCGTGATCGTGCCTTCTCCCTATCGCCAAGACGATACTCGCCCCAACATCACTGGCATGGTGATTTCCGGCAGCAGCACCTTGCCTGCTTACGTGTATCGCGCCACCATTTCCGTGGCTTCTGGCTGGGGTGACGGTCGCGTGGCTTCTGGTATTTACGCTGCTACCGGCAACGTGATCACTTTTGCCACCGGTCTGACCTCCACCGGCACCGTGGGTGAAGCCGTGGCTCAAGCCAACCTGACCTCGACCACCTCTGGTTCCCAGGCTGGTGAAATCTTCTTCACCGCAGGTGCTGCTGCTTACAGCACTCAGCCCTTCATCACCGCTACCGGTGCTGCTGGCGTGACCGTGAGCAACGTGTACAAGCAAATCACAAACGCTGCCACCTACTCCGTGCAGGCCCGTGAGTCGCAAACCGCTACCTCCACTTCCGGTGGCTGGTATATCTCCAGTGGCGATTCGTCCGCTGGTAAGACCGGCTACTTCGTGGTTGAAGTGTGCTACCTGCAGCCCGACGAAGCTCCTGGCTACGAAGATATTGATGGTTATCTGCTTGGCCGCACAGTCAGCTGATTGAGTTAAACTGGGACCAGAATATTTTTTCTGGTCCCTATGCTTTACCAGCACAAAAAGACTGGCGCTCGAGTCAAAGTTGTAAGTGAGTGGGATAACGGTGATTGGTTCATGCTTGAGGACCAAGATGGCCGTCTTTTCACCGCTTACAAAAATGAAATTGAACCTGATGAAGTTGCGACTAAAACAGTCAAAACTCTTCAGGTCAAAGATAAAGCGGCACAAGAAGAACCCCGCGCTTTTCCGCCTGATAATCGCTTGAATGTTAATTCAGCGACTGCCCAGATGATCGCAGATCATATCAAGGGCATCGGCCTTAAAACAGCCCGTGAGATTAAAGATCTCCAAATGTCCTTGTCGGGTGAAAGATTCAACAGTCTCGAACAGCTGAAGCAAATCAAGCGGGTTGATTGGGATGCTGTCTTGGCCGCTGATCTAATCCGCGTCTAACTCTCATCTCCTCTAAGCCCCTGGGAAACCAGGGGTTTTTAGTTTTAAAATAAAAAGAAAAGAATATGGATCCGTATTTAAGTTTAGGAACCCAAGGGGCAACAGGTGTTGCAACGGGTCCTCATTTTCATTTTGAATTAAAAAAAGATGGGAAAAGAATCCCACTTAAAATTGCGCGTAAAGATGTTGGTCAGTATTTAGAAGTTCTTACTCCGGGTGCTAAAAATTGGACGCAACTTTATGGTGGTGAACAACAAGGGTTTGCCTTGAATCCTGCGGCTACTGTTACCAGTGAAATGGGTCCGCGCAAAGCACCTACTGCTGGCGCCTCTACAGAGCATGGTGGCATGGACATTGCCTTCAAGCCTGGCACTAAGTTGCGTTTCCGTGGGTCTGGTAGTGTCGCTACGCATGCAGGTCTTGGTGCAGCAGGTAATGTATCTTCTTTGCGCACGGGACCTTATGAGCTGGGCGTCTTTCATCTCAGTGAGCTTCCCAACGCAGCAACAACCAGACCATCAGAAGCAATGGCAGAAGCATCTGGTGCCACTGATTCTCGCGCAGAAGATATTTTAAAAGCCTTTATGTATGGTGCACAATCAAGAGGTGAACAACAAAAAGAAGAGCCAAGTCTTGTTGAAAAAATTAAAGGTCAGTTAGTTGGAAATTTACTTTCACAAGCATTAAATCCAGTCAGTTTTCTTTCCTCTTACCAAAGCAATAATCCATTTTTAATGGGTCAATCTGCTGCTACTTCTGATTATTTAGACGGACTTTTGGGTTGATTACTTGCTTTTATAATTAATTGATAAGGAGAAATAGAAGTGCATCTCTCTGACTTCGACAAAAGCAGAGTCAGGTATCACCTGGGATATTTCACTGTTTCTGTTCCGGCGGGTGATTATGCCCGTTTGGAAGAAGCGATGAATACAATTCCGGATTCATACTTTTATGACAAGATCGCAATCCAAATTGGTCGTTGCGACACTGCTGAAAAGAAAACCGAGGTTGCGACTTCTCCTTCTACTCGTTTAGAAAGTATTGCAGGTGACGTGGATCGTACGATTCGCTCCAGCAATGCCAAAGAGGCGCTTAAGGTTTGGGATGAGATTTATCTCTACGAAACCAATCGTCTCGCTGGAATTCTTTACGTACCCAATTACAAAGATCCGTTTCAGGCGCGTTATCGCTACGAACGTTCGGGGGCTGAATTTATTCAGGCACTCCCTGGTCCCGCTGACACTGCAGTTGGCTCCCGCATTTACTTACATGAGGCTTGGCGTTAATGTCTTTACTCAATAAACTTCTTCCTCCGCCTCTGACCAATCCCTTTTTTGGGACCCCGGGACAAGCCATAGATGCTGTTACAGCTCCAATCAGGGAAACCTATGGAATTCCGGGTAGTTATCAATATGTTGAACAAGCCTTAAAAAAGGTTTTTGGAGGACAGGAGCCAGCTTCCGCACCTAAAAGAGCAATTGGAACCCAAGGAACTTTAGGCGGCAAGCCTGTTTACTGGACTGGCAAAAGCTGGGAAGGATTAACAGGTGGCGGCACCAGTGCAACACTCAATACTTTAAATGTTCCTGGGACTCAGTCTAGGTTTATTCAAGATTCAGCCGAAACCCCCGAAACGTTTGGTGCTGCTTATTCTCCTTCCGAACGGGCTTATATTGAAGAAAAAAATCGTGCCACCCAATTAGCAGAACAAGATCAGCTTGCTAAAAAATATAAAGTTGCTGATTTAACCAAGGCCTATAATACGGCTGCTAGCCCCGAAGAAAAAGAAAAAATTGGTTTGCAGATTTGGGCTACTACCAATCCTCGTTTGGCAGCACGTCTTAAGCCTGGTCAACTTGGATACACCGAAGCACAGACTGCGGCACAATCACAAGGCCCCCTAGGTGTGATCAATCAAGCCGTTGGCAACATCCAATATGCAGAAAAGGTTGGGTTTGGTATTCCCTCTCCGATTGGTGCCACAGCTTTTGCCTTAGAAACACCACTTACCAAAGTTCCGGTACCCCCTACTACTCAAGCAGGTGTAACAGAAGCTTTCACGAAAGTTTCTCCAAATGTTACCGAAGCATTTAAAGGAGATGTTTTTAAACCTGATTTAAGTCAAACGCAACTTGCTCTTCTTAAGCAAGCATTTGAGCGTGGGTTAAAATAAAAGACTGGCTTCGTTTACGTGTAAGACCAGCCAGCTGGATAACGGATTCTTTAATCCATGGAGGCCAGTGTTGTCGCTTTGATCCAATGATTCTTTGTCCTAATTTCGTCAAACGTCTTGCGGCCACAATCAGTTTGGTTGCCTCGGTACAAACAGTATTTGCCCCTGGTCTCAAGGCAGAGTCGAATTGGGTAGGAGAATAAGGAGAAAACTCCAATGGCTACGGAACGTCAAGTTCTTGAACAATGGGCTAAACAAAATCCTGGTTTATTCGAGGGTTTAAAACAAGCCGTTGCTGGCGCCGAAGGCACGATCCTTGGCGGCAAGCCGGGATACAACGTAATGTTTGGCGGTGGACGAATTCAAGACCTTTCACGTCACCCGGATCGTGTTGTGCGTTCCGGTAAATACGCAAGTGCAGCAGCAGGCGCTTATCAATTTATGCCAGGCACTTGGCAAGGTGTGAAGCAAAGCCTTGGCCTGTCAGATTTTGGTCCCCAGTCCCAGGACATTGGGATGCTTAAACTTGCGCGAGATCGCCTGCTGCCCCTTGGCGGCCTTTCTGCAATCTCTAAGGCCAATACATTAACGCCAGAAATTCAAGCCGCCTTGGCGCCAGAGTGGGCTTCTTTTCCCACTGCTGCAGGCAGTAGTTATTACGGACAACCTGTCAAAAAAGCACAAGAAATCCAACGCTTTTTTGAACAAGGCCGTCAACGTGGTGCCCAGGCACCTGTTGCAACTGCGCCGGGGTCGCAGCGTTCTGTAGAAGATATTTTATCTTCTGTATTGGGAGGTGCTCCTAAACCCGGGTTAGAAGAAGCCAATGCAAAAGCAACTTCTTTAGTAGACACAATCAAAGAATCTTTGATTAAGTCTTTGCTTACACCCATCATTAATCCTTTGGGGACACTCTGATGGCACGTTTTTCCGAATATCTTGACGCCAGTTACCTCCCGGGTGAAGTGTATACGGCGGGGCTTAGCGAGTATCGCTCGCGGCCCCAAGATATTATTGATCACTTGTCCAGAAAAAAATTAAAGGCGGATCCAGATTATCGCTGGGCGGCCGAAGATGATGGTGATTATTTCCAACGTTTTCTTGCATTACAAAATAATCCGGAAGCATTAATTCAAGGAAAGGTAAAATTGCCTCAGCGTTTCCAAGAATTCATGGCCATGTCTGGCCTTGGAACCTAACGCTATAATTAACAAAAAGCGGTAGAAAAGAAGTGGCATCCACCTCTACAAATAAACAGCCCCTCCTTGTTGATCGGCCACTGTTTGATTCTGTGCGTGTAACAACGCAGACAGTGGGTAGCGCATCAGCCAATACTTTGTTTGTACAAGGTGGTCAGGCACCGTCCATCTTGGTGGACATGGATGCTGCTTTAAGCGAAGACAATAACAACGGCGGCGTGATTGATTCCATCACGATTGCACGAAACGATTTTTATCGTGGTGCAGACTACACGGTTAACGCCTCTACTTCTGGCACAGTTATTTCGTTGGTTAGTGGTCAGATCGTTCACGTCACAGCCACGGGCCTAACTTCTACTGCAGCCGCAAGTGGCGTTGGATATTACACCTACACAGGAGCAACAACCCTGACAGGAGTAAATACTTCCCTTCTCTACTCCGGCGGCACTGCAACAGGTTTTTCTTATAACGGAGTTGCGTACGGTTATCGTCCTGCCGTTACATTTGCTTTTTATCACACCCGCAATACCACAACGCCTATCCCAGCCTCTGGTGATTATCGCTTGTTGTTTGCCAAGACAGTACCCGCAGATAGTGGTGTAGTGGATTGCAGTGACCTCATGCCTCAACTTGCTGCACCCATTGTTCAAGCTGGTAACACCAATGGATTAGGTGCAACAGCTCCACTCCGCAACAAGGGCATTTACCTCGAACGTGGCGACCGTATTTACGTTGGGGTATTTCCTGACGGTCCAAATATTTCTGGATACACTCCAGGGGCTCATATCATTGCAGAAGGCGGTTTCTTCTAAAAATGGCAAAAAAGAGTGGAAACTCTTTTGGGACTTTTGACCGGAGTCCAATTCTTGAAGTCAATACAATCCTTCCAATAAGGACAGAATTTTCAAAAGGTTCTGTTCCCAACTCTTTGTACTCTGTTGATCAGGAATCGGCCTGGTCTCGGTGGAGGCGTGGGTTTGAATTGTACTGTAATTCAACTATCAATCAGAAATATAGTTATCCCTTTGATTACATCATTCCACTTCCCCCTGGTACCGTAATTCCCCCTGGTTCGAATGCGCCCAAAATTCCGGGTGTTTTCCAAGGTTTCCCAACAGTTAATAAAGAATTTGGCATGCACTGGGCAGGTGTGCGCCTTGCTGGCAGCCTACGATTTGACAATATACGGGATAAAGACGGAGATCCGTCGCCCATCTTGTCGGTTACGGAAGATGACGATTATTGGTACGTTCAAATTAGCGGTGATTGGAGTGCTGCCAATCCATTGCCTGCTCCATTGTTTATTCGACCTGTTGGAAATATTCCCAAACAATACCCAATTAATGGCGAAATATTAGAAGATCGTGTAATTACTGTTGGCGGTACTGTGATCAATTCGCAAACAATTGATCCTACAACTCAAAAACGCTATGGATATGTTCAAGCAGTTTTAGTTTCTACTAACGAAATAACTGGTGTGTTGAAATTGCAAAAACAAGGTTCTGTTGAATCGACGCCTGATGGCGTTTTAAGAACACCCGCCACAAGGCCTCCGAATGTTGGGCGTTACTTAATAACGGGTGCACGTTATTGTTGCTCTTGCCAAGACTTCAATAGACGTGATTTTGCATTCATGACAACACTTGGACAAAACAATAAAAAGCTTTTCCCACGCACCAGAGCAGCAACGGCAAAACCTGGTCGCCATGAAATTATGTCTTTAAGTGGTGTTGTAGACAACAGTGCAATGACCTCGGCTTCTGTTAATAGAAATATGCAGGTCGTTGCTCCGTCTTCTCAATATAATGTTCCGCCAACAATTACACCAACCGTATCTACAGACGATAAAAGTTTAAGGGACAATCCTGGCGTGTATAGAGACTTTGGAAACGTGTACTTAAGAAGCAGCCCATCGCCTTCAATTCCAGGGGCCATTTCCGATGGGATGCCTACGTATGACGACTATTCCACCACGACAAATCCCGATGGCTCCCATACAATCACGTCATTGACTGATTATTGGACACCTTTATTAGATGAAGTACGCTACTGCAAGCATATTTATGCAATGAAATTTGCAGAGAAAATATTTCCCCCAGAGCCATCTGATATTCCAATCGACGCAGAAGGCATTGTGGAATGGGAGCAGAATCTTGTGGCAAAAGTCAATAAAGAAAGAGAAAAGGCGGTATACGATTTATCGGTTAGAGGATTGTCAACCATGGACGTACCTCCATATAACTGTCAGGCACCAATGATGATGCCAATGATGCAAAAACTTTTTAATGTGCCATCCACTTTTGTTTTAATGTCTGGTTTTCGCATGTACGATAAAAACGGTACGGAATATAATCCTTCTACGGGCGGTTCCCCTGCAGTGTAATGGCTCAATTTGGTGAAATTGTTGACGCAACATTTACGTTATCTGCTGAGCAAGTCGAAATTCGAAAGTACGGTTTTAGCGAGATTAAATTCAGCGGCACACCGACTGTGTATCACGCCGGTGACGTAGTGAATTTGCCATATGCATCAGGAGAAATTTCCACAATGCAAGCGGTTGGCTTGGCATGGGGTGCTTTTGCCAGCGGCGTAGTACCCGAATAATATAAAAAATCTTAATATTGTATACTTTAATTAAGTCCCACGAGACTTATTAAGGATTCCTTTACCCCTAGCGCCCTGGACACCCCGATTGGTATGGTCGGGTCATTCCAGACCATCTCAACCATGACACAGCAACCGCCTGTTGATCAGCGGATTGTGGATGAGTACTTTCAGCTGATCTCAAATCGAAAAACAAAAGATGTTGGCTGGCTTTACGCCATGATCGCAACCTTTGGCTTAAAGCCTGAGGAGTTGACTGGTTTCTCCTGGGGACCTGGCGGCACCATTCGTATTGCCGGACGTAAGCGTTGTGTTTCACCGTTGCATCCGCAGTGGGTCCTCTTGTTTGAACTTAAAGAAAAAGAGCCTTGCGTTCAGCAAGACTCTTGGAAGTCCCTTTGCTTGTCTCTCTATAGATCAATGGCGTACCAGGACATTTGCCTGAACGTCACTGATCTTCTCTTGGCTCATCGCTTACGCAAGAGTCACTATCAGCGTTTTAAGCAGCCACAGGCATCTTCCCGTTCTTTAGTAGCTGTTTCCTAACCGCTTCCACGTTCCAGCGATACCCATCCCGTGAACGGGTCTCGGGGAACGCCGCGAAGTGCGGGCCCAGTTTAAGGGTGCCGTCGTCGCGGTATTTGAAGAGAGTTTGGCGGTCGATGCCGAGAAGTTCTTCGGCACGTTGGACGGGGACCCATCCCCTGACTTTGGTCATGGCGCGAGAAAACGCGTGCCTTAACAAGGTATCGACCCCAGGGGCCCTGTCAAGCTTCTTAACCCAAGCTTCAGCTTTTTGTTGTGCTTGGATACAAGTGTAGGGAAATTAAAATATATTAACGGCAACTAAAGAGTATGTTCAATTGTGAACAGGATCCCCTCGCCCTGCTCATTGAATTAACTCCAAAGTTAGCAAAGAAACGTTATCGACAGTCAATCTACGAAGCCTGGGATTCAAAGTGTGGCTATTGCGGAGAAGACGCCACATCTCTTGATCACATTATTCCCAGATTTCGTTCTGGTTCCAGCAACCGTCATAATTTAATTCCAGCTTGTCGGCGCTGCAATACAAATAAAGCCAGCTCCAAAATGGAAGATTGGTATATGCAGCAAGACTTTTTTACTCAGGCTAGGATGGATAAAATCAAGGCTTGGATGACCCAAGAGTCAATCGACATTGCCACCGTTTCAGTAACCGCGTTAGGATACGCTGCCTAAAATGTCCATTTTTTATGATCCCGCAAGTAGAAAATGGAACGTTACGTATGAAAAAACAGATTACGTAACTGATAATGCAACTCTTGCACAGGCGTATGGAATTGATCTAAACAACTTACAAGATCGATCTTTGCGCGATATAGCGATGCCTAACTGGGGCGGCCCGGCCTATGACCAGCGAGCGGCTAATCTCAGAGCACAAATAGAAAACGGCATTAAGGCAGAAAATCAAAAACGAGCACTTGCACGTAAAGAGCAAAGTGATAATGCGGCTTTAAATGCTTTCAATCAAAAAAAGAACGATGCCTACGACAAAACAATTGCAGTTGCCAGCAGCACAAAAGGCGGTGACTATGTGGCACAACGCGATCCATTGCTTTCTCAAATCGATACACTTAAATTAGACAAAAACTTTAAAGATAATATTAATCAAAATTTCCGTAATTTTTATGTAACAGAAAAAATTGAAACGTGGGATGGCAATAAATTAGGAGCTAAACCTCCATATGGTGATTTCAATCCCACGTACTATAAAGAACAGAATTCAGATGTTGCGCAGGCTTGGAAGACAGCGCAAGCCATTGACGATGTTGATGTTACAGAGCGTTATGGTGAAAATCAGTATTATTTATGGCATTACACGACACAAGGAAAACCCTCGGGTAAACGCGGAAATCCTGCCGAGCTGGCTGAACAGGCAAAGGCTTATGTAGAGACAAAGCCAACAGATAAAGATTTGCAAGCTGTTCGTGACCTGCAATTAAACATAGACACAAGTACACAATCACAACGTTTGCTAAATATTCCTGAAATTGCTAAAGAGTGGGAAAAAGCCAAACGAGAAGATCCTTACTGGCGTCAATTAGCAAAAGATAATTATCTTGATGTAAATAAACCGGATGAATTTGTAACTCTTTTTAGGATCTCAGAAAGACCAGAAGATAGACAAGTAAGTCTTAATTACAACATTAACGCTGGTTATGGTATCACTGAACTTGAAGATGCATTAAGCCAGGCGGTTGGCGAAAAAGCGACAGTAGACGTAAAACGTTTTGGTGCCCTTGCTCAAGACGTTTTAAAAGAAACAATTGCTGAAATGAAACAAGCAAAAGCAAAAGAACAAATGCTTGGCTTGTTAGGAGGTTTTGGTGGATTCAGTGAAATCATGGATATCAATAAAGAATTGAGTAATACAATTCTTGGTGATACAGGAATAGGTGGTTTATTGTCATTTACTTCGGCAGGAAAAGCGGAAGAATCACTAGAAAAAAATCTGCAAAATATTACAGGAGTACGAAACAACACCACATATAACTGGCAACAGTGGTTTGATAACGAATTAAAAGAACGTTATCAACAAGATTTAGAACTGGGCTACACAGATCAAGAAGCAGATGAAAAAATAAAAATTGAAGGCGACTTTGCTCGTCAGTTTATTGATCAATATTTAGTGCCCAGATTTAACACGTCTCGTTCTATGGATGAGTTTGTTGAGTATTTAGATATTCGCCAAGAAGAACAAAACCCCTTCCAGACCCAAGACATGGTTAATGCCGTTAGTCTTGTTGCAAATTTAAGGGCACAACAATATTTAGATCAAATCAAAACAATTGGAGACCGTTATTTTGATTCTGAGTTTTATTTCAATCCCACCGGAAATCGAGCCCGTGAGTCAAACTATGCAACACAAGCAGAGACCGTTGCCAAAGATTGGGAAGCTGCCAAGAATGGCGATCCATATTGGGCGCAACAAGCTTATCGCTTTGGCATTGATCTCAATGACAAAGATGCTTTTGCCCGTATTCATTTCCAAGTGAAGGGACAAGGACAAGGCTTTGATGCAGCCAAAGATATTCTTACGGCGGGTGGCGTGCAAGATGAGATTTACAACAACATTCTCCCGGCTTTAAAAGAGGAAGCCTTAAAGCAAGGTTCAGTTTTTGGTCAGTTTATTACACCGGAAGAATTTGCAGATGAGATGCTCCGTGGGTTAGATCCCAATGACAAATCAACGTGGGAAGAAGTGCTTCAACGTTATGGCTTGACAGACTTTAAAGGAACAGTTGAGGAATTAAAACAGTATGTTGTCGAGACTTTACGCACCGGTTCTGCTCAAGATATTCGCGAACAAATTAAATATCTAAACGAAAAGCGCCAGCGTCCCACACAACAAGTTCTTGGCCTGACCTACATCGAGCGCCCCGAAGACTATAAAAATCAAATGGCAACTCCCAAAACGGAGTTGTACAAAGTATTTCAGGGTGCTGGATACCAGGGAACAGAAGACGAATTTTATGAAAACTTCTTCCCCGACCTGGATCGATCTGAGCAAGCTGTTTTGACCAAAGCCGGTACAGATGAAGCGTTAAAAACATATGGTCTTGATCTTAGTGATCCATTTGCTTCTCTTGGCACCATTGAAAGTTTCTTTGATGAGGAAGGCGCACCAACGGAAGACACCACAGAAAAGTCTTCAAGTTTCTTCCGTTTAGGATTAGATGAAGATGAAGAAGAACCTGAGTACAAGACAAAAACGGGTACTCAAATTCTCGGTGAATTTACATCAATGTTTAAGGGACTCTGATGGCTGACAAACATAAAAAAGCAGCGTCTGCGGCTAAACTGGCAAAAGACAAAATGTCTTGCAACAAACCACGCCGTACACCTGGTCATCCCACCAAGTCCCACGTCGTTAAAGCTTGTAAAGGCGGGGAAGAAAAGATCGTACGTTTTGGTCAACAGGGTGTAGAAGGTGCTGGTAAGCATCCAAAAACAGAAAAGGAAAAAGCAAGGCGCAAATCCTATTACGCTCGTCATAATGCTCAAGATCCGAATCCCGACATTTTTTCTGCACGGTACTGGTCCCACAAAGTAAAGTGGTAGAGCCACAACTCCATTCCAATGGCACGACCCAAATCCACTGCATTCGTCAAACTTGAGTCCAAGCCTAAGCGCACAAAACAAGGACAGGGCAGAAACTCTTTACCTAATCACGGACGCAAAAAGCTTCGCGGTCAAGGTAAATAAATTGTGTATGATTGGGGGTAATAATAGTTACCCCCATGTCCGACTTTTCGCATGCGATTA